TAACCTTGCTGGCGGCACCATGCAGGGGCAGCTATTACAGCCCCTGGTGCCAACCACCGGCACCAGCTTGGTCAACCGCAACTACGTCACCAGCACGCTCGGCGGCTACCTCGCGCTGACCGGCGGCAACATGCTGGGCGGCATCAGCTTCGACAGCAGTCTGGCAACGGGTTCCAGTTTCACTGACAACTCACGTTATATCTCGCTGCATCCTGCCGGATATGGGTTCAACGTCACAGCCTACCGACTGAACTACACTGCAGCAGCCGACGCCAGCCATATATTCTGGGTCGGCGGAATTATGAAATTCTATACGAACGTCAGCGGCCTAACTATGACTGACGGCGACCTGACGCTCGCGCACGATCCTACCTCGACCATGCACGCGACGACCAAACAATACGTCGATGGTCGCACGCCGCTGGCCACCGACGCGCCATATAACATCTACACCTACGGTCGAAAGGCAGGCGCGTGGTCGGCGGCGCCAACCCTGCAATGGATCGGTGCTGGTGCGTTCAATCCGCTGACCGGATTTAACCCAAGCGATATTGGTATCGCGAACATCGTTAATCAGGCTGGTGCGTCAGGATGGCCTGCCAGTAATTATGACCAGACTGGCCTTGTGCTTTACGGCTACAATGCAAATGCCGGATGGCCGAGCCGCCTGATGATGGGCGCGCGTGTTAACAACCAAGGTGTGCCCCTGTGGTTCGCCTATGATACCACTAAATGGTATCAGGTGATGACCCATGAGGCTGGGGGCGTGTTCCAGGCGTCGGTGACGTTCGATCCTGGCAACACAGTGCCGCTCTACATTTATGGCAATCAGCCGAACGTCGCAACCGGATGGGGCGGCGGCCTCGGTTTCAATTACTCAAGCGGTGGCGCCGAGATCGATTTCTTTAATTTCTACGGCACCCCCGCTCGCAGTTTCAGTTGGTGGCAAGTCACCGGCACCAACATCGCGTCGCAACTGATGTGGCTGTCGCCGAACGGCGATCTGTCGGTGTCGGGCGCGGTGTATCTACTGAAAGGCGATCCCACTACATCGACACAGGCGGCCAACAAGAACTACGTTGACGGCGTCATCGCCCGCGCGGGCGGACCGTTCCTGCCGATCATCGGTGGCACCCTTTCCGGCAATCTCGGCTTGAATGGCGCGTGGCCAACCATCACGCTGGACACTGCGTCGGGCATGGCCCGGCAGATCATGGGCACGACGGTCGGGTCGCCGCGCTGGCTGATCCGTCTGGGAGATAACATTTCCGAAGCTGGCAACAACCTCGGGTCAGACTTCAACCTATGGCGCTACGCGGACAACGGCAGCGATGCCTGGATAGCGTTCTTCATTAAACGCCAGACTGGTGATGTTACCGTTGGCGGCACCATCTTCGTCGGCACCGATCCGACGCAGAACATGGCGGTTGCCACCAAGCAATACGTCGATGCGGTCCGCGCGGCGCTCAACGGATACCTGCCACTCACAGGCGGCACGCTCTCAGGGTTGCTGACTGCGCAAGCCAGCATCCAAATAACTGGCGGCGCGCTTTGGTCTGGTTGGAATGGTGCTGGAGGCGCGCAGATCAATCTACAAGGCGTCCCTGGTTCCTATCGTTCGCTGACTTGGTATTCAGGCAACTACCGACTTTGGGACATCGGCAATTCCAGCAGCGAGCCGCGCGACGGTTCTAACACTGGCGGCGATCTGGTGTTCTATCGCTACGATGATGCCGCCAACATACTTGGCTCACCGTTGATGATCATGCGTGCCAGCGGCGCGGTGATGCTGGACCGCGACCCAACCGCCAACCTGCAAGCTGCCACCAAGCAGTATGTCGATACCAAGTCTGGCAATTTCCTGCCGATCACGGGCGGCACGCTCACCGGTAGACTGAACATACAGTTCACGGCTGACTCCACCACAGGGCACCTGTTTCTGGCCCCCGCCAACTTCAGCGGCAACGCACTGGAAGGCAAGCTGCGGTTTGGCGGCACGTTTGGCATCGGTGTCGGTGATACCGGCGTGCGCCTCACATCATCGATCCGCTCGGGCTTCCGCTCCAACGCCTGGGGTTATGAATACCTCGACGTGTGGATCAACAACGGCAACCCGAACGACGCGTCGTCCGACATCAATCAGGTGATGGTCGCCAGCTTCAACCGCTTCGGCCTCACCATGCCAGCCAGCATGGCCATCACGCTGTCAGCGGACCCCACGGCCGACCTACAGGCTGCGACCAAGCAGTATGCTGATGGCATCATCCTGCGCAACGGCGGCCCGTGGTTGCCGATCGCGGGAGGCACGATCACTGGCAATCTTGGAGTCAGTGGGGTATTCACAGCCGGTGCCAACTCATCGACGCTGTCTGGCATCGGCACCTGGGGTCTCGCGCTCACCAACAATATGACGCAGGGCCAGGGCGAGGTCGATTTCGTTTCGCTCTATACCGGCTATGGCGGGTTCCGCTGGTATCAGATGCAGGCGGGTTATGTGCCGAGCGTGCTGGCGCAGATTTATCCGAACGGCACGTTTGCCATATGGGGCCTCGGCGTCGTCTACAACGGCGTCCCGCATGGCGGCAACACGATCGGGTTCGCGTGGTATAACAACCTGATCAACGCCTACGTCGATGGTGTGTTCGTCGGCTATCTTCCGAACACTGACTACCTCGCCCAATACTACCTTCAGCTAAGCGGCGGCTCTATGAGCGGCGGCATTCACTTCACTGGCGTTGCCAGCGGCTGGAATGATCTGACGAAGCACATCGACCTACACGGTGGCAACACCGGGTTTTCGGTCGATAGCGGCGGCACGCTCAACTATGTGTTTCCCGGTGTTAGCAACATCTTTGCCGGTGGCGGTTTCATTGGCCAGATCAGTTCGACCGGGCTGAACAACTTTAACATCGGCCAATCCGTCGCTGGGCTTGGCACATTCACGGTGCTGCGGGCTGTGGGGGACAACCCGCAGATCAACATCGATGGCCCGGCGGCGACGTGGCGCACGCTGCAATTCTACACGGCCGGGGCGCCGCGCTGGAACTTCCAAGTTAACGCAGGCACTGAACCCGGCGGCAATGCTGGTAGTGATTTCGGCATCACCCGGTGGACTGATGCCGGTGCGCCGATTGATCAGCCACTGATGATCAGCCGCGCAACTGGACAGGTGAATTTCTCCACCACAGTCGGCCCGCTGCATTTCGGCAATCGCATCGCGCCCAACAACAACGGCTGGGATACCTCGGCGCACATCACGCTATGGGACACCGGCTACGGCTTCTCAATCACTGGCGGCACGCTGAACGTCGTCGCTGGGCAAACCATCCAGTTCTGGAGCGGCCAGTCGTCGCTGGGGTATTTTACCGGCGGCGGCGGCCTTGTTATGGCCAACGGTAGCACAGTGCTGCTCGGTCGCGATCCGACAGCGGCGATGGAAGCCGTGACGCTGCAATACTTCCAAGCCAACGGCGCACCATCTGGCGCCTATCTGCCGATCGATGGCAGCGTCGCCATGACGCCCGGCAACCTCAGACTGAACGCTGGCGCGACGCCGCCGACCGCGCGCACCATCACCGGGCAGACCGCTGGGGTTGATGAGTGGTGCATCTTCCTGGGCGGCATGAACCACGCGCCGTTCGCCATCACCAAATACATCGGCGTCGCGTCTTATCAGCCTGGGATTTCGATCGACTGGACGACGCTGAATGTCACTCTGCTTGGCAATCTGGCTGTTAATAAAACCCAAGGGACCATTTCGGTCAACGACCCGGGCGGCGCTTATGCGCAGTTGGGCGCCTATCCCGGCGGCGGCACGTTGGCGGTGTATGGCAACAACTCGCAAATCACTCTGGCCAATGCGGGCAGCGGCCACGTCAATGCCATCTCCGGTTATAGCGGCACGCTGTATCAACGCTGGTCGATCGCGATGGGAGACGCGACGCCGGAAAGCGGCAGCAACGCCGGTTCTAATTTCGGCATCACGCGGTTTGGTGATACCGGCAACCAGCTCGGCACGGCGTTTTCCATCCGTCGCTCCGATGGCCTCGTCACCGTCGGAGCGACGCTGAACGTCAATCAGACGCTGAGCGTCTTTGGCAGCGCCATCGCCATATATGGCGCCTATACCAGTTTCAATATGGTCAAAAACACTGGCAACGCCAACGCAAACCAGATCATGGGCTACACCGGCAGTTTGCTCCGCTGGCAAATCCAACCTGGGAATGGCAATGTAGAAAGCGGCGGCAACGTCGGCTCCGATTTCGGCATCTATAATTACGATGACAACGGCAATTATATCGCGCAACCGTTCGCCATCACCCGCGCCACTGGGGCGGTCACTATCAACAACAGCCTCACGGTTGGCGGCGGTGTATACGCGACCTATGTTCATAACAGCGGCGAGACCAACACCCAAACCATCATGAACGCGAGCGGCGTGTTCTACGTTGCTAACAACTATGCTTATTATCTGGCCCGCGACGGCGGCTCCGGTGCTTGGAATTTTGTCGAGAACTCCCAGTGGAACTTTACCGTCCGCATCAACGGTGACATCTCCTGCCGCAATTCGCTGTATGCCTATGGCGGGGTGTTTGCCCAGAATGACGGCAGCTTCGGTTTCTATCAGAACGCCGGTGCTCAAAGGCAATTCGCGTTTGCTGCTAGTTGGTTCTGGGATTGGGACGGCAACAACGGCGCGCTGTATTGGTTTAGCGCAGCGTTTGGCGGTGCCCATTGGTGGATACGCAACGACGGCTGGTGCTTCAATGGCTGGTCTGTGGTCGGTGGCCACGGTGCCTATCAAGACCTGTCCGACGAACGCGCCAAGACCGACATCACGCCATCGCTGGCGGGCCTCACGGAAATCCTTCAAATCAACCCAATCCGCTTCCGTCGCGTCCGCAACTTCAAACCCAAACCCAAGATCGATGACTACCACGACGTGGGGTTCTCGGCGCAACAGGTGCGCGGGATCATCCCGGAGGCGGTCATGGTGGCGGGATTTGAATTGCCCGGTGGCGGCGGCACAATGGACAGCGCCAACCCGAGCCTGAGCATCGGCACCACGGCGATCATTGCCGCGCTGGTCAACAGCGTGAAAGAACTGACAGCGATGAATGCGGCACTCGCGGCGCGCGTGGCAACCCTGGAAACAAGGACGCTTCACTGATGGTCGCACTCGTGATCCCCAACCAGACCACGTTCGGTCAGATGACCAACAGCGTGGTCAGCCGTATCGCCGGTCTTAACACCTCGGTGCTGCGGCTGAACGAAGCGGTCGCGACCGCGTCGGATGGTTATACTGGCACGCCAGGAACGGAGTTTGAGGCGGTATCTGGCGCTGGTATGGGGCCGATGCAGGGCGGCAACAACTTCGGCGTGATGGCGGACCCGGACAACGCGGGCGTCAACGGCACGGCCTATGCCGATGCGGTCACCGGGCTGACTGTCGCGTGGCAGGCGTTCTGGACCGCTGCGACGCCCTATATCAAAACCCTCGACAATGGAATGGCGGCAATGTCATGAGCGACCCAGGAATGGGCAATCCGCCCCCGGCACCGAATGCCAACCCGGACTGCCCCAATCAACCGGACTATTCGCAGTGCCGCGTCAGTCGCACGGCCTCGGTGCAACAACCCATCATCGCCTGGGAGCCGATCTACGACGGCACCGGCATGATGACCAACAGCGATCCCAACACCCACGTTTCGACCTACACCTGCTCGGTGTGCACGCAGAGCTGGGAAATCGCCCAGGTCGCCGGTCAGCAGCAGCAATTCAAGAAGCTATGAGCGGCGTCGCCGCGCTGCGCAATCCGGACTGTCCCTATAATCCGGCACTGTGTCGCATCGCGCGCGTGGTGGCGCCCGTGGAGCCGGCGCTGGAGTGGACCATCATTTACGACGGCAACGGCAACGCCACCAACGTCGACCCAAACGTCTACATCGCCACCTCGGCGTGCACGACGTGCGGCCAGAGCTGGGAAGTGCAATGGACTGGGGCTGAGCCGCCGGTCTACCGCAAGGTGAGCGATGGCTGAGCCCAATATCCGCAAGACCATCGACAAAACGGCGGAGCTGCTCAGGCGGGTTGCTGAGCTCACCGGCAACGACGTGCTGGTCGGCGTGCCGGCGGACAAGACCGGCCGCAAGCAGGGCCCGGTGAACAACGCTACACTGGCGTATATACACGAATTTGGCTCGCCGGCGCGTAACATCCCGGCGCGACCGTTCCTGTATCCCGGCATCCGCAAGGCGAAGCCGGAGATTGTCGCGACGATGAAGCAGGGCGCGATCGACGTGCTGCATGGTAAGGCGGCGATGTCTGTGCTCAGCCGCGTCGGTATGTTGGCGCGCAACAGCGTGGTGCGTGAGATCACCGATCCGGCGCCGCCGTTCGTGCCGTTGAAGCCGGCGACCATCCGCGCGCGACTGCGGCGCACCGCGGCCGGGCGGCGGAAACTGAAGCAGATCAAGGCGCGCGGCCAGACGCTGACTGGTTGGGCGCAGGCGATCGATCCAGGCACCGGCAGCGCCAACATCCACCCGCTGATCGATACCGGGCAGCTCAGGGCGAGTCTCACGTATGTCGTTAGAAAGATCCGCTGATGGCGAACATCTCAGTCGTCGAGCTCCTGAGCGATCCGGACTTCGTCGATCCGTGCACCGTGCTGCGCAACGTTGAGACGGTTGGATCCGACGGCATCGTCAGCTACACCACCCAGACGATTCCGATCTTTGCGTCGATCCAGGCGATAGGCGGTGATGATCTGATGGTGACGCCAGATCTGGCGCGCACCGGCGGCAGCTACGAAGTGATCACCACATTCCCGCTGGCCACCGCGACCGACACCACCAAGGCTGATACAGTGCTGTGGCGCGGGATCGAATTCGTGGTCACCAGCGTCAGTAATTTCCTCAACTTCAACGACCAGTATGAAGGTGTGATGGAAGTCAAAACGATTTCACCACCAGCGGGGGCCCCATGAGCGATGATCATCCACTGCATGTTTCCGGTGCGGCGCACTCCGTCGAGGCGGTCAGCCTGGAGGAGCAGATGGCCTGGGCTGATGCGCACCGCGACGGCAGGCCTGTCGTCCGGAGCGATGCGATCGCCACGCTGCACCAACAGTGCACGGAGGTTATCGCAGCCTCCAACCTGAACCATCATCACCGCATGATGGCAG